GCCGCTGGTGCAGGTGCTGCCGCTGGTGCAGGTGCTGCCGCTGGTGCAGGTGCTGCCGCTGGTGCAGGTGCTGCCGCTGGTGCAGGTGCTGCCGCTGGTGCAGGTGCTTCTTCGTACTTAGCAATGCCGTTATCAATCATCTGCTGTTCAGTCCAACCAGATTGTTGACAAGCTTCGATGGTGTACTGTGCGCCCGGTACTGCAACCAACTTCTTAGCTACTGGTGCAGACGAAGTACCCCCTGCTGCTGGTGGGATAGCAGGTGCGTGTGTACCTGCTGTAACGTTAGAATCGTCAACAGCCATAGAGCCAAACGCTTGACCTGCTGATTGCTGCGGTGCACGTCCACCTAGTGATTCATCGTCGTAGCAAAGCTGGAAGTTAAGAAGCTTGATAGCTACTACACGACCTTGCTTACCGTCATACGCTGACACCTCTACCTGCGCACGACCCCAACAACCTGCGTAAATCGCTTTAGGGTCAATGTCTTCACCAGTCGGTGCAGCTACACCCACAGGGTCTGCGTTCTTGAAACTGATTAGCCACATACCTGCTGTTTCAGGGCGAACTTGACCCGGAATAGGACGACCCTGAGCGTCTTTCTGTAGCTTAGTGTCACCGTCTTGGAAACGTGGTGGAAACTGAATACCCATACCCGGTGCTGTAGCCTGTTCAAAAGTCATTTGCCACTGTTCCTGACACACTTCATCTAGTGCAGAAAAGATTGTTTCCCAAGAACACACAGGTTTATTGTTGATAGGGCAAACGCCAGTCTTAGGGAACATAGCTTGAACGCTAAACTTCGGGTCGTCGTTGGCATTGGCTGCGTGCGGTTCTGATAGGTGCGGAAAACCAGCACGGAAAATTCCAGTGTAAATAGTACGTGATGCCATTTGATTACTTCCTTAATCTTTTATTGGTTTGAATACGCCACGTGCAGTTCGGCTAACTGCTGTTGACGAATGTGTAATTGGTACAAGTTTTGTTGGTGCGTTCGGTGTGGTGAAATGGTCATTCACGTCTACACCTTTCTTTTCCAACACAGGACGTAAAGCGGTCTTACCCTTCATTCTACCCGGATGATAAAGTTCATGCTGTGGCACACCCTTTTCTTCCATAAGTTTAATGAACGCTTTTTCGTCATTTACAACCGCGTGTACACGCGACTTTACAAGTTTAAAATCGTTAAACAACTTACCACCCCTTGCCAGTAAGGTAGCGTGTTCTTCAACAGCTTCTAAGTGCTTACGAATCGTTGGTATTTCTCGCAGCAAGGCTTCAAGTTCTTCGTCGCTACAAGTCTTTAGCGGTGCGTCAAGTGAAGCCTTGAACACAGTACGAATCATGCGTTGACGACAAGTGGCACGTGCAGGGCAGTAGCGACAATGTTCACCAGCTTTACGCGGTGCATCTTTTTTTCTCGCTGCTGCAATGCCCGTTACGAACTTATCACGCCACGCTGCCAATTCATCAATGGTGTATTCTACAGTTCGAACACTACCCTGAACATGGTCAGCACGTGGCTGAATGATAGTACAGACGACACGCTTTATTTTAAACCATAATTTGAAGGTATCTAATGCACTCACTGCGTAGTGGGCGCACTGTGCGTTATCTTCTTCATTAACGACTACGAAGCCGTATTTTAGGTCGTCAACATAAAGCGTATCACCAGCTATCATAAGGTGGTCAGCCCAACCCCACACGTCAGGTGCTACAGAACTCATAAACAACTGTGCTTCAATCAAGCTTTTAGCGTTAGGGTTCTGCAATCGCAGCGAACGTATGTGGTTGGTGTAGACTGTGATCTGTTCAGCCATTACTTCGTCTACAACATGGTCGTTAAATTCCGAACCAACTGCATCTTCCGGGTTGATACCCAACTTCAAGCAGTGTTCGGAAGCTTCGTGTGCCGCACGACCTAGTTCTGCTGATGCTTGGTCAAGTGACAAATCATCTACAGATAAATCGTGTTCCAGCGTAGCGTTGTTAAAGCCCGGACAGGCTAAAACAACTGCGATACGTGAAGCCCCAAAACGACTATGTTGCATGGTGTTAACCTTCTACAGCAGTACACTGAGCGTGAAGGTCAGCAAGCGGTTTAGTAACCTTTTCAAGCTGGTCGAACGGTACGTCAGTGTGATTCAAACAAGGTGCACCGTCTAGTGTCGCATTTGCCCAACATTGTGCAATATACGGTTCTATAACAGACACGTCATTTACATACACTTTCTTAATGTCAGCGACCTTAGTGCCAATGTCTACCATTGTTGCAGCCCACGCAGATACGTCTTCCGCTACGAACTCAAACTTCTCAGGTGGAATCTGGTCAAAACCACTAACGTTATAGTTGTCGATGAAGTACTGAGTGATAGCGTCATAGTTCACTGAGTATTTTTTAGTGAGGTCATTAATCGCATCAATCGCTTTGCGACGACTTGGTACTTCGGCTGCTGTAGCAGTTTCAGCCCCTTTACCTGCTGGTGGTGGTGGTGCACCTGCTGACGCTGCCGCTGGTGGTGGGGGTGTGCTTTTACCTGCTGGTGGTGGTGGTGCACCTGCTGAATTTGAGGTTTCGGGCGCACTGGCCTGTGTTGTAGCTGCCGGGGCACTTTCGCCAACCGAGCCATTTACAGGCGTTACAGAGTTTCCCGCGTACTTCGCTTTCAGTTCAGCAGTAATTTCTTCGTACTTACCTGCTGGCAAACCTTTACGCTTCTGCCATACACCTTTGCCGCCCTTAGTACGCTTCTGGTTGCTGCTGTGAATGCGTTCATCCCACGGCACACCGTCAGTGTCAAGTTCTACATTTGTGTCCACCACCGGGGTAGTAGTAGCTGTTTCTTCCACAATAGGGGCAGACGCAGGGGCTGGTGGCACTGACTCTTTTGGGTCTGCTTGTGCCGCTGGTGGTAGCGGTGCAGCTTGTACTAAAGGGGTTGTTGCTTCTGCAACAGTTGACGCGGTAACACCAGCTTTAGCAAACGCTTCTGATAGTGCGTCAAGCTTGGCTTCGATTCTTTCTAAAATACCTTTTTCCATTTTTTGTATTTCCAGTTGGTTGATTAAAATTAAACTTCTAGGTCTTCACTGTCAGCGTCAAGTACCCAATCCAATGCGTCAGCAATACCCTGTTCGTATGTCATACCGGGGTATTTGCTGTCGTCGTTTTCGTGCACTTCGTCACGCTTGTTACTAATCTCATTTGCTTCACGCATGTTGTTACCTCTTTTGCTGTGTTAATGTCTAGTTGACGTGAACTACTATAACAGTGAATTTCACTATTGCAAGTAAAAAATAAAATTTGATATTACAAAATTATCACTGTTATAATGGTATCACTCAAACAGCGAAGGAATGACAGCATAATGGATAAAAATATAATTTTCGACAAGTTAAGAAAAGTAGTGCACAGCGTTCAAACCAAGGAACAGTTACACGTAGCTATTAGGTACGCAGAACGTGCAGCTAAATGCCTACAGGAAGATTACCTTATAGGTGCACATTTAGATTTTGCATTACGCACGCACCCTGCGCTACTATTCAAACCCTTCCCACCACCAGCAACACTATATCGCCCCGGTGGGATTCAAAGTAAGTACTACAACTTAGACGCAGACTATTTAACAGGTATGTTATGGCAATAACCCTTTTTGAACATCAAACTAAAGCTGCTGCCGCCATTGAAAAAGCGTGGTACATGGATAACGAGGTTAACGTTTGCAGTGTTCTACCAACGGGTGCAGGTAAAACAATACTGAAAGGTGAAATGGTCAGACGTGAATTAGCACGTGGTGGCCTTTGCCTGTTGTTTGCACACCGTGACGTTCTGCTTGAACAGATTAGCCTAGCGCTATGTGCGTTCGGTATAGAACACAACTTTATGACTAGCAACGCTACCCGTAGAGATATTTGTAACAGACAGGTGAGTGTGCACGGCAGGTCATTCTACAACGAACGCGCACGTGTATTTGTGTGCAGCGTTGACACGTTCTACCGTAGAGATATAAGCACACTGGCTGAACACGTAACGTTATGGCTAATGGACGAAACACACCACCTACTAGATTCTAGTAAGTGGCATAAGTGTATCGACCCGTTGATTAACGCACGTGGTTTGGGTGTAACTGCAACACCTATCAGGGCTGATAAAAAAGGTCTTGGTCGTCACGTAGACGGTGTGTTTGACAGGCTTATTACTGACCGCGAAATCAACGCCACCATGCACGACCTTATGATTGCTGGTAGGTTATCGACGTACAAGGTATTCACGCCACCCCCTAAGATTGATATGTCTAACGTTAGGGTTACTTCATCAGGTGACTTTAACCAGAACCAACTAGCCAAAGCAACAGACCGGGCAGAAATAACAGGTGACGCAGTAAAGCATTACCAGCGACTTGCCCACAACAAGCAGACCATTATATTCACGGTAAACATAGCGCACAGTGACCACGTTGCTGAACAGTTTCGCAAGGCTGGCTACAACGCTGTATCGGTATCTAGTAAAACCAAACCTGCTGAACGTAACAAAATAGTTGACGATTTTCGCAATGGTCGCATAACTATTCTGGTCAACTGTGATCTGTTCGGTGAAGGTTTTGACGTACCTGCCGTAGAGTGTGTAATCATGCTGCGCAAGACAGAATCATACTCACTGTTCAAGCAACAGTTTGGTCGTGCGTTACGTGTAATTGACGGTAAGCTTTTCGGTATTCTCATTGACCATGTGGGCAACGTTGAATGGATGATGGATAAGTACAATCTTAACTACCCACACGACGACCCTGAATGGACGTTAGACCGTCCTACCAAAAAGCGCACAGGTACAGGCCAGTCACGCCTTATCACACGCGTATGCCCTGAATGCTTTGCACGTTACACACCCACCAGCACCACCGAACACGTATGCCCTGAATGTCACCATAAAGAAACTAAAGAAGAAGAAATTGACCAGCTTAAAAAGTTTCAGGCGAAGGAAGGTAACCTTGTTGAACTGAGCATTGACGTTGTTGAGAAAATCATGCAAGAGCGTGAAAAGGTGGATAAAGACCCTGCTGAACTCAAACACTTTATGAAGAATGCACCACCTGTTGTACGTAACTCTGCGATTGCCAACCATACCAAGCGGTTAAATGCGCAGACCGTATTACGTGACAGCATACACAGATGGTGCATGTTGAGGTACAAGCTGTACGCAACTGCAACTAAAGAAACTGTGCAGCGTGAATTTGAAATTGAATTCGGTGTTCACCCTATGAAAGCTGCAATCTTAGGTGAGCGTGAAGCCAATGAACTACGGGAAAAAATAGAAAATGCTTGATTTACATTTGAAGATAAGGGGTGCTGTTGAGTATGCACCTAACGAAGCTACTGTCAGTTGTGACAGTGCTAACGTTGAAGTCAGTGCTGACGACATTGGTAAGCTGGTGAACAACACAGCTACTAACGGTGCGTCACTGATGGAATGGCTTGACACGGTTGAAGGTACTGCACTGCTGACTGAGTACTTAAAGCTGATGCCTGACGACTTTCTGCGCACGCTGCTGACAGAAGACCATGAACTATACGAAGCCGCAAAGGGGGCACTTGGTTATGCGCCCGATAGATAAATCACTGTTCCCTAAGTTCACCAGTACCATTGAGAAGCTACAGGAATGGGCACACGACCAGCTATGGGTATACGACATAGAAACGTACCCTAATTTTTTTTCGTTAGCCATAGTCAACGCCAAGACCCTACAGTGTTACTACTTCGAGTTGTCACCGTGGTACAACAACATGAAAGAGTTAGAAGCGTTCCTGTACTACCTGAACCACTATGGCGCAGAAATGGTGGGGTATAACAACCAACACTTTGACTGGCCTGTAGTAGACTTTGTATTCAAGCGTATACCCTACGGTCTGACTAACGAAATGATTTACGCAAAGGTTGAATCTATATTCGGTGCACCCTTTGACGAACGGTTCAAACACGTAATATGGGGTCGTGACCAATTTGTGAAGCAGATTGACTTGTTCAAGATTAATCACTACGACAACGTTGCGAAGTCCACCAGCCTTAAAATGCTTGAAAACAATATGGGTATGGAAAACATACAGGAACTACCCATTAAGCCGGGGCAACTCATAACGTTACAAGACCGTGACGAAATGTACCTGTATAACTGGCATGACGTAGCTGCAACGTTGCTGTTCCTTGCCCACAACACAGAAGCCATTGACCTGCGTAAAGAACTAGCGGTGAAGTTTGACCACGACTTTACGAACGCCAGTGAATCTAAAATCGGTGGTGACATATTCAAGATTAAGCTGAAAGAAGCTGGCCTACCTGTAGACAAGAAAACGTTCAGAAATTACATAGACTTCAATGAGTGTATATTTCCTTACGTGCAGTTCGAACGACCTGAGTTTAACGCGGTGCTTAACTGGCTGAAAAACACCACCGTAGAGAAGACGAAGGAAGCACTGAACGACATTGACGTACCGTGGGAACTTGCACAGTACATGAACCCTGACGAAGTGATTGTGCACGGTCTAGCAGAAGAAGTGTTGCGTCAAATGAAGCTGCGTAAAGGTGCGAAGGTTAAGCTGTCACTTGTGCCGCCCGGTGAATCACTGGCTGGCTGCGTCTTCATAGCAGAACACTTGCACTGTGTCGTTGACGGTTTTCAGTTTGACTTCGGTACAGGTGGTATTCACGGTTCAATATCATCCAGTATCGTTAAGACCACAACCACGCACAAGCTTATCGACGTTGACGTTGCCAGCTATTACCCTAACCTTGGTATCAAAAATAACCTGTTCCCTGAACACCTTGGTCTACCGTTCTGTGACACGTACTTCGCCATGTACCAGATGCGCCAGAATGAGTACCCTAAGAAGAAGTTCCCTAAGCTGAACAAGGCTATCAAACTGTGCCTGAACTCTGCGTATGGTAATAGTAACAGTCAATATTCATTCCTGTACGACCCAAAATACACCATTACCATAACGTTAAACGGTCAACTATTGCTGTGTATGCTGGCTGAACACCTTCTGAAAGTACCGGGCTTGTCATTGGTTCAGATAAATACTGACGGTGTTACCTACCTATGCCCGAACGATTACGTGCAGCACACCATGAACCTGTGTCGCTGGTGGGAACAAATGAGTCAGGGGCTTGAACTAGAAGACGTTGAATATCAGGCCATGTACATACGTGACGTTAACAACTACATTGCCGTTGATAATAAGGGTGAAGTTAAGTACAAGGGTGCGTATGAGTACAACTTGGCTGAAACAGGTCAGTGGCATAAGAACTTCAACTACCGCATTGTTGCAATGGCTGCGGAAGCTGCCCTACTGCACGATACACCAGTGGAACAGTTTATACTAAAGCACTATGGTAATAGTGAAAGCATTGAACTATTCTGTATGCGTAGTAAGTGTGATCGTAACAGTATGATAGTGCTGAACCAAGACGGTGTAGATACTGAACTGCAACGTATCACACGATACTATGCTTCTTATGACGGTGGTGAACTCGTTAAGGTTATGCCACCAACACCAGCACAAATAGAATTGTACAGAACTGGTGACCATTATAAGCATGAAACTACGGGTGCTTACGAGGTCAAGGCCGCTGGTAGAAAACCAACGTCAGGCAAGTACAAGCCCGTACCACCACATGAACGTATGGAAGCCCCTGATAGGCGCACAAGGTTAGAAGCTACGTGCAAGGTTTACCCCTGTAATAACCTATCTGATTTTGATTGGGATGCGCTAAATGTAGAATACTACATTGAAGAAGCTAATAAACTTGTTGTACCGCTATTACAATAGTGTTACTATTCAAATACTACTATTGTAATACTTTAAGAGGAAAAATATTATGGCTGAACAAAAACGCAAGCCACGCACAGACGAACAGATTACCAACGTTGAAGGTCTACTTGATATGCGTCGAAACATGACCAAAGTTTTCAACGCTGCACGTGACCGTCAGGAAGTAACTATTACTGAGTACGGATTTGACAGAGAAGTACACGCAGTGTATAAGTTAGTCAGGGTTGATGATTGACGCGGTGACCCTAGTTGGTTTTGAATCTGTAATGGATGCCACCAGCCCCGGTGTAACAACCGGGGTTTTTTTATGTCTGAAATGTGCTATTGTAACAGTCGCTAATGTTAGCGATATGATCATAAGGAAACTTACTAATGAGTAAATTAATTTACGTTGCTATTGTAGGTGCAACTGCTGGTATTGCACACACCGTTCGTGAAGCCTGTATGAAAGCAGGTTTAGAGGTTGGCGCTAAGACTGAAACTGCCGTAACGTTACACAGTCTACCGCTACAAATTGTAGATGCTATTGACACACCTGAGATTACCGAAAAGGGTAAGGTCGTAGGTCGTGACGTTGAGGTACGTTACCGTGCTGCGTTTACTACACTGGCTGCACAGCAGTTGCAGAAGCACATGCACCGAAAAGAAGACGTTAAGGTTAAGTTGCTAAAATCGTCAACTCAGATTAGTATTGACGCTTCTTCTGAAGACGACGAAGCAGACGAAGAATAAGGCACTACCCCGTAGGCAACCTTTACCCGGTCATTGTACCGGGTTTTTTTTACATTTCTCTTGACTATTACAACAGTACTATTATAATGGTACACATAATCACTGATAGGAACTACGAAATGTACTTGAAGCAACTAGACGTTAAAAAACTTAAAGAGTCATACAAAGCACTAACTGGCCTAATTGACGACCCTAGAACATCGTTTCAAATTTCTAACGTTAACGGTACGTACTCAACCGTAACCATGACCAGCACTAACGCTGGTGGTGTAATGTTCCACCTTGACGGTGACCGTATCACCCCTGCTAACCTTCAAAAAGTCTTCGATGAAATTAAGGCGTACTATGAGTAGCTACACTGACTACCACGTCTGCGCACGTGTGACCTTCGATACTGTTGATGGGCGAACCAAGCTTGTCAACAGATTCCCACTCGCTAACAGTGGTGAAATGGCAAAGCGCAAGTGCCAGAACGATATTTACAACGAATACGGTATACAATACATCAAGTCTATCGAATTCGTTCACTGTCTAAGGCTAGGTGACTGATGAATAAGAACACCATGAACGTGCTGACCCGGATTGCTGAAAAGCAAGACCGGGCACAGCAACTAAGAGAAGACCTAGAACGCAGCAGTATGGCTAAGGCTGTAATGCCTGAACTGTTCGCAAAGGGTGCGTTTAGCATGACCGTGACAGGCAAGCAAACACCGGGTTCTAGGTTCTTAGGTCTTAGGAATTTACCGTACAAGGCTGTGATTAAGTATAAGAAGTCAGGTGCAGAATTGTCGCTGACGTATGAACAGTGGTCGGTGCTGTCGAAGACCTATTACAGCCCTGACGTGCACCGACAGATTGAACGCTACTGGAACTCAGAAGGTACGTAAAGCATAAAGTCGTCTACGTACTTCTGTGCGCTACCAGCACCTGCGGAAGTGTTGTAGTGCTGCTTCCAATACTCACCTTGACCGCGTATATCGTCGCTTGACGGAAATGGTTCAGTCTTACGCTTGTACACTAGTCGCATGATGCACAGTGCCAGCAATGGGTCGTCTGCTAGGTCTGACAGCTTCACGTTCTCAATATCATAACCAAGTCTACGCAGTGTGGTTCTGTCATGTGGTCGTATATGAAGCTTCACGTCACGTAGCGCTATTTTATCGCATTGACCCACACCTACCCCTAGCTTTTCAGGGTGACGGTCAGGAAATTGCGCACAGTGCGTTTCAGTGGCGCACGTTCCTAGCATGATAACTAATGCCTTTCTGCCACCACCGAACGCAGCTACTACCTTACGGGTCATGTTCACTAAATGGTCGGTGTCTTTCACACCATAATAAAACTGTGTCATATTGCTAATTCCGTTACAGACAAGCTAGGTGCTTGCCTTACTACTTCGCCATTCTGAACAAATGCCTTATTACCTGCTGCCACCTGTTCACCGTTGACTGTTATTGTCGTACCACCTAACGTTGTGGCTGTACTTGTACCGTCACCATTGTTTGAAGTAATGGTCACGACTGACCGGGTAGATTTAGGTATCAGTGCCTGAAACCTGTTGTATGCGTTAATCATCGTAAAATCTCGCTACTTGAATAGTCTGAATCAATGCTGTACCTACACGGTTGCAATCCACTTTAACAGACAAGACCATGCCGCGCCATGTACCACCGTCAGTATCTGTGAACCTAACCAACTCATGCGGTTTAATGATTCCGTTTTCATCTACGTATGTGGTCATGGTATATCGGTCAATGAAGCAGTTCTTAGATACTTCAACCCTACCGCGCTCTTGCCCTGCAACGTTGTCTGTTATGTACTTGTTCACAACGTCAGGCAAGAGTGCAGTACCGGGCTTACCGCTGCGCACGGCTTTCACACCAACACCGTTATTATCCTCACCGTATACGTACACACCGTCAGGATTTGGTTTAGGTACAGGGTCGTTGCTTATCTCAAAAAACTGCAACTCATTCATGCTGCGGTTAAGACCTGCTGAATCCCATTGCCAAGGGCTTACCGGGTAATGTGGCCTAATATCAAATTGTAGCAGTGAAGGGTGTGGTACTACCACAGCACCCACCGATTCAGCTACTGCGATAATAGCACCTAATGGGGTCTTGTCCTGATAACTGTGTACACCTACAGGTACTTGCCAATCGACGGTAGACCATGTGTAGGTAAAACCTGTACCTGTCAGTTCCATATCTACAATCTGTGCAGCAGTACGTGCCTGTGTGTCCTTGTAGCTGCGTTTAGCTGCATAAGGGTCTGCCAGTAGCTTAGTGCGCGACCATCCACTACAACGGTAAACCACCTTACCCTGTCTGCGCTGTATACTGCCCTTTGCCACAACCAAGGTGAATGTTTCATTGTTAATTTCAATGTCGATAGTTTTAAGTGTTCTACCGACAGGTCTAATTAATTCGAAGCTGGCCTTGTCTAGTACGTCAAACGTTGCAGTCCACGCGAACGATTCAATATCTGTCTGTATTGAAAAGTTATCGAACTGCACCGTGTTATTAGTACCTGCGACCTTAATGTTTACTATGTTCACAACGCGGTATACCTCATAGTTTATGTGTTCTATTATTTCACCGTCAGGGGGTTCAACAAGACCGTCTTCCGGGTTGCTTGGTATATTAGTGCTGCCACCCACTATAAAGTTGTTTAGGCCATACCCCCAACGCAAAGTCTGGTCAATGTCTTGCGGTTTAAATGTCTTTTCAAACTTCAACCTATAGCCAGCTTCGTACTTTTCAAATTCATCCCAATTGAATGTATAACTGTGATCGTTAGGAACTGTGCGAAACCATTGCGACCCGGTGTTAGCCTGAACTTCATCAAACTCATAACTACTTGAAACTTCCCAATCAGTATAAACAATTTCAAGACCATCAAAGCGTAGTAACACCACACCTGTAACTGCCTGAATAGGTGCTACTACTGCTGTACTTATGACGTTGGTGCTGCTGTACAAATAGTTTATGTACATATCAGCACGTTCCATGAAACTAGCGAATAGAGCAGTGTCACGGTTTGAAATATCCAAAGCTGTAACGTTATAGAATATCTCTGTTACACCCCACGGTACGGCAGTGCTGACATTTATTGGTTTGGCTTCACCCTTCCAACGTGTACCGTATACTGCACTGGTTAGTGGTAACGTGTCTTCATCTGAATCTGGTGGTATTACTTCTGCAAAACCAAACGAAAAGTTAACGCTGTCTTGAACAGGTGGGGTGTAAAGTTCGTCAGGTAGGTAGAAGTTAACGTTAGTACCATACGGGGTTACATGGGTACGGTCACGTTCCTCAAACGCTATGTTGTCTTGTGCAGGGGGTGTATATAAATCACCCCCAAAGTCGAACTTTAAATCACTAGGATTCACAGTTGATTACTTCCATATACTCTATCGAAAATTAATGAATTTCTAGGTGTTGTACCTTCATCACGACAGATTACACAGTATTCAGTATCAGGTCTAACAGTATACGACCACGAACCGTCAGACGCGCTTCTAGTAGAACCTACTAGGCCAAACGAAGCACCTTCAAGTATGTGTACGTCACGTTCGACAGGTACACCACCGTCAGTCACTGTACCACCCAACACCGTGAATAATTCAGGGTCTTGAAGTTCTTCACGAAGTGCTATGTAGTGTGACATGCCCCCTTCTAAAGAAAACGAATCACCATCTACTGCGGTTATCGTGGTTGAACTACTTGCAGGTGTACTGTCACCTTCGTTGAGTGTAAAGAAATGCACTTCAACGTTAGCACCGGGTGTGATTGTGTCAACCGATTCAATGAAGTATTCCACGCCTACAGTTTCATAACCTGCAATACTCGCAGTTGTACCACCCCTGTTCTTTAACACCATCCTAACAATCAACCAGCAAAGAACGTTAGTTGAATCAAAGTTATCGCCTAGTGGAAACCTATATATAACCAAGTTCCCCGTTGCAGGTGTACTATTGTAGTTGTTATTAACGTAAGCATTAATGCCCGGTTCAGCACCTGCCTGTACATTACGAAGAAAATAATACGGGTTGTCACGTTCACCTATGAACACGCCAAGCCACGGCAAGTAACGACCTGTGTAAAACGCTGGTACTGTATAACCTGTCAGTGATTGCATATCCACTTGTGGTGCATCTGAGTAACCGAATGTCAAAGGGTAGCTTGTATGATGGAAGCACATACAAAATCTACCTGACCACGATGTTCTTGATGAATAACCGCTAACGTCAGTTTCAGGTGAAACACGCCAGTCTGACGTTGAAGCACCAAAGTAGTCAATAGTACCTCTTAAATTAGAAGCATCACTGTACGTGGGTGTGCCGTTGGTAGAAGTTCGTGTCAGACCAAATTCATTTTTCCAGAACTCACAAACGTCAAGCGCTTTGAGTCCGGCTATGGCAGAAGGTCGTGACACATACTTAGCACGCGGCATGATATTTTCACCAGTCAAAGGGTGTGTGTACCAGTTTGCCATTAGTTAACATCCCCTCTAATTTCAATGTCAATGCTGTCAGTCTGTTCGCTAAGTGCACCAGATTGAACAGTTCGAATGACCCACATATTTTCAGCACCTGATTCTGTATTGAATCGTAGTACGTTACTTGTGAGCCAACCACCACCCCAACCACCAGACGGCACGGTGAAGTATGGTAAACCAGTTGCAGGGTTGATAGGTGCAATGTCAGCATTAATACTAGCGTCTTCTAGTATCGTACCTAGCTTTTCACTAATCACGTCAACAGTGGTGCTACTGGTGAAGATAAATGCCCACCGACCTGTGAAGCTGTCCTTGTTGTTAATCTGAATAGGAAAGTTAACGTTATCGAACTGCGCATTGATACCTGACGTGGTTGGGTTGTCTGACCATATATCAAAAGATTGTTGACTAAAGAGGTTGAACACACGTGCCCCAATATCGCCCCATACAAGCGCTGACGCAACTCTTGTCTGCCCACCAAGGTAATCACGTGACAAAGGTGCTGAAATGCTTATAGAGCCAGTCACCGAAGCGTCTGTGCACATTGCCATATCTTCAACACGGTCAATTATGCTATAAGGTGCTGTCAGTGCTTCACCATTACGGTCAACCAAGGCTAACGGGTCTGCGAATGTCACAGTGCCAGCTTCACGGTTGCTGACGTACTGATCGTATGCTAATCGTTGACCGTTAGCGTCCACCACTTCGATATACGATTGACCACTACGACCTAGTGTTTCAACAGTACCTGCTGATGGTGTACTTATAGCGGTAGATTCCTCATTGAAGATTACCACAAACGCACCGGGGTAGAAGATTGGAACTTTACCGTCTGGTGGCAAACGCACCGGGTTAAGACCTAGCAACTCAGGGTCAAGTGGTAGCGTTGTTTGAGCAACACAGTCGAATCGCAGCGTGTCAGGGTTAATATCTGCTGTAAACTCTACATACACTGCACCGTTAACCACATCAACGTAACTCTTAACCGTGTCAATGTCAGTACCTGAGAACTCACCACTTGCATTAGTGGTAGCAACAAACTGACCGTTCACAGTTGAATAGCGCAGTATGAACGATGAAGTTACCAAGTCCGTAGCACCTGCCTTGAACACTTCACGACGAATGTTAGACGTAGGGTTATTCGTAACCACGAACAGGTTTGATAGCTGTAAATCCATATCGTTAGTGTTGCCCGATATTTGGAAGTTACCACCTGCAAAGTCGATAGTAAGCACACCTTTTTCACGTTCAATCTGGCCTATTTGACGTGGCGTGTCGATACCTTGATAAACCTCATTACCCTGTACATAACAAGTAAAGTTACCTTTTTGAGTAACTGTTGTTTCAAAAAGACCGAAGTGAAAGTTACCTACAATATTAGGTAGTAGTACCACTTTCAACGTCATTATATCACGGTTATCAAGTGTGCCAGTGAAGTTATTAGGAAATGTAGTCAAGTTCTCACTGCTGTACTCAACCTGTGCAACACGGTCAATACTCACAACCGCTTTGTTAGCAGTTTGATACTTAGGAAAACTATTACCGTCAATCTGAACAATCGTAGCTGTTTGACGTGGTTTGGTCGGTATGTTGATTGTAATTAGACCGTTTGTATCAACTGTACCCCACGCTGAACCAGCACCGTCTATTCGCAATATTCTATCTGCACCAGCCACAAGGGTTACATCAGTGTACGGTGCAGGTGAACCAGCATACCTAAAAAGTGCCGCCTGTTCATTGTATAATGTTAGGTTTAACACTAAACCTTCTGGTGTAATGGTTTCACCAATGTTATAAGTCCATACACCCTCTGATGGATTATTAAACGCAGGGTTGTTGATAAACTTACGCTCACCTGTTTCACCTGCTGTCGGTGGGTCAGCATAGTTATAATCAAGTGTTAGGTATTGAGTTGAACCGTATGATTCATAACCAAGCCCCGGAGTAAAGGGAAACCCCTGACCAGTCCAACGTGCCCGTATCACGCCTTGTATAGGGTCAAGTGTGAAGTTAAGTTGTTGACCTGTTTGTGTAAGACCTGTTGAAAAATCTATGGTGCTAACGGTGCTAGAACCGCGCCCGAAATATTGAAATGAACAATTGTTAGGATCAATGAATTTATGAGGTAAAACCCATTCAAAATACTGGTCATGGTCAGCAAGTGCTTCTTCTCTTACGCGGTTCACCATGTCTAGTGACCCCCACGAAAAGATTACTGTGCTGTCAATATCAGGCACACGACCTAACGTTACAGATATTGTTGCAGTACCGTCACCGTTGTTGTTGATTAGACCTGCACCTATACCACCTGCACCTTCCAGTGAACCGTCAGGTTTACCAGTGATTCGATACCACTTACCGTTAGCACGATAATCAACGTAGCAACTGCCGTTAGTTGGTACTGGTGCAACGTTTTGAATGTACACCGTGCCCTGATTCTCAGTGGTTACAAGTATGCCGCTACTGTACTGGATTGCGGTTTCAAAAAGTTCACCAGTTTGAAACTGAAAGTCTGCCGAAATACTGCTGCCCTGAATAAGCGTTACGTCACCTGTAGTGTAGTCAACAGTGAACGTAGTAGTACCACTAGACACAGTACCTAACCCATCGTCAACAAAGCTGCTGAATTGGATTGAACCGGGCACTACAGGTACACCAAATGAATCATTTCGTGAGTTACTACTCATTGCAATTCTGCGAACTATATTAGGTGAATTAGGTTCACCCAAAACAATAAGACCACCCTGCAACGCTTGCTGATTAATGATAGGTGTTTGTTGCTTGCTGGCAGGTACTAACTGTTCGTAAATGCTGCTTAATTGCAACAGTGTATCACCAGCTAGTGCGTCCTGAGTCAGTGGCTTGTTACCGTAGAATTTCGCAGCATCTGCAACCTGAGTAGCGAACGTATCACAGGTGTTAGGCTGCTGCCCGGAAGGGTCGAACTCTGAACCTGTAAAGCTAACCTTTAGTGGTTGGTCAATGGTAATAATCAAACGTCTGCGTCTGTACTCTTTACCGTCGAAGAAAAGTATAACTTCCTTATCTTCAACATTGGAAACCCTAAAGTACTGTTCGTTATTTTCTTCGCGAAGTAGGAACACTTCACCTACCAGCGGAATGTCTTCTTCTAATCGCTGTAAGAACGTAACAGCCTTTGCACCTTCGATATTAGAACCAAACAGATAGAAAGGGGTTTGAAACGATGGTACTAAGTATGACTCAACATCAGCCTGTGCCTGTACACGCGTATCAACCGCATCGTCTGTGTAGAACAGTAGCGCACTCACACGTTCGTCGTCAGGTGTCTTACGAATCATTGCGTGTGCACCGTAGTAAACCTCACGTGAGTCAGTATTAACTACTGGAAAAACTTTGCGTAGCGCAACGTCACCTGCAACAGTGTCCACCCGGTTAATGTCAGGAAATAAGTTATTGACAGCACCGTCTTCAACAACGTTGTTAGTACGTGCACCACCCCCGTTATCATTATCGGTGTTGTCCTGTGATTGGAACAGAACAATGTCAGTATTTTTAATTGGCATTATGCTTCACCTTGAATTGTGTAGAATCTAAGGACGATTCTTTTTACTCTGTCAGCGTCAACGCTAACGTCCTTGCGCCATAGTGGTACGGCACTGAACGGGTTACCGTTATCGCGTCTGAATATAACGTCGAATGTGCGCCCATCAGCTAGTGTTAATACTAGCGCTTTATTGGGTACACTTGCAAGGGTTTGAATTTGTTTCAACACCTGTCGTGTAGTCCACACGTTTTCACCACCTTGTAACGTTACAGGTTGACCATAGCTAAGTGAACCTTCCTGTACAATGAAACCACCACCGATTGTACGCTGCACGTCTTGTGTTACAGGTGAAAAATCGAATTCATCTACCCATTGCATAGAGTCGGGCAAGGTCACCGTTGTTGTTCCGTCAGTCAAAGTTGTCATTTGTTATCCCCCTTGTTGTGACACTTCACCTAGACTTTCTAGGGCTTCCAGTAGTCTAGCTACACTAGATTGGTCAGCTAGGTTTACTGAGGTAGTACCACCGTCAGGTAGGTCAAGCTGCACCCTGTATGTCTGTGTTTGTACATTAGTATTGTTGTTCTGGCTAGAATTACTAGTATTGTTAGAACTGTTGTTATTAGAGTTGTTGTTGCTGAACTGCTGCTGAAACTCTAACCGTTGCGCTTCTTCTAAGTTACGCAGTGCCTGACGCGCACGTCTTACTGCTGCTGCGTCACCAGAATCTTGTGCTAGACGAAGTAGTTCTTCGTACTGACGCTTTTCTTCTGCATACCTGCGCTTAACAATTTCTTCTTGATTACCCTTAACTTCGTCAAGTCGGTCAAGTGTATCGTTCAGTGCATCGTCAATGCTTTCATTGAGGTCTTGGAATTCACGTTTAGCGTCAGCAATAGCATTACGCAACGGTTCAAGCTGGTTATCACCAAGCGTTCTAATGTTGGCACTAGCTGCACGTGAAATGTTGTTCAACTGTTCCAGTGACAGGTTGCCGTTCTGAACAGCATTCGTGTACCTGCGCAGCAACAATGTTTCATTGATTAACTGCTTCTCACGCTCGAAACCCTGATTGTTCAACTGCGCAAGTTCGCGCCACCAGATATTTGTCACCCGGTTATTGTTACTAATCTTACCCTGTAGTTCATCCACGCGCTTAGAAAGGTCAGCAGACGATTGATTGGCAAAGTTGAACTGCTCATTAAGGTATGCGTTGGCCTGACCGTATAAGTTGGTGTAGGTCGTTGCCTGTTGAACCTTTCTACCCTGATCTTGAACAGCATCTGCGTTACGTTTAGTGGCAGTAGTATTGGCTTCAAGTTCCTCAGTGTTTTGACCTAATATTGCATTCAATTCGCTTATGGTCTGTGCCAGCACGCGTTGACGCTCTTGGTACTCACCAGTAGTTATACTGCCAGCTTCATATTGCAACTGTAACTGCTGCAAGTCTGTAATTGCTTGCTGACGTTGTTGCTGTAACTGGAAGTATGACGCGTTAGAAATTTCATTAAGGCGAACTTCTTCAACTGATAGTGCGTTCAGCTTTTCTTTCTCTGCACGCAGCTTGGCAGTGGTGTCAATGATTTCCTGTTCAGTAAGACCTTGCTGTTCCAGTGCAAAAGTCAGGTCGATAACGTTCTGCTTGGTCTTATTAATCTCAACCTGCAAGTTGGCCTGTTCACGTGTCACGAAACCTGTAGTCTGTGCAGCACTCACAAGCGCAGCATTGGTTCTGGTCAACTGACCTTCTAGTTCGGCCTGACGTTGGTTGTACTGCTCTAACGTTATCTCACCGTCACGGTATTGCTGAACCAACGAGGCAATCTCTGTGATTAGGCTTTGTGTGGCCTGTATCTCTTGTTCACGATTAGCCTTGACAGATTGTATCTTAGCGTTCTGCGTGTCGTACTCAATATTAAGTGCGCTTATCTGATTTACTAATTCCGTAGCGTCAATCTTACCCTGACGATACTTTTCATTAAGTTCAGTAATGCGCGTGCTTAATTCTACAGAAAGGTCGATTTCTTCACGTGTTTCAGCGTTCTTGAAACCTAGCGCTACAGCGATTTGCTCTTTAGCGTCTGCTTCCTGTTGTGCCGCAGCACGTGCCTGTTCAGCCAGTGCCCGGTTACGTTCAGTAAGTTCGGCTTCAATTTCCTTCTGACGGTTAGCACGTACCAACGCAGCAGTAAGGTCTTGATACGCCTGTTCGTTCTCAGGAATGTAACGGTTCTGGTCAAGTATCTGCTGCAACTGGTTCTGCTGTTCCTGCGTCAGCGTAGTTATAGCGTCCTTGTACCTATCAGTGGCTTCAATAAGGTCTTCATATCGACGTGAGGACGTTCCAGCGAGTCTATCTAGTGATTGGCCTATATCATCACTATCTCGCAAGATAGATTCCTTGGTGGCCTGTACACGCTCACGTAGAGTGTCTAGCAATTCGGTATTAGGTTCAGCACCAAAGTATTCAGCAACAGACGCACCAAATTCTGCAAAGGCAAGCTGTGTGCTTTGCGCTAATAGTATTAGTGTATTGAAGCCTGACGTTAGAGCGTTGGCAAAGATCGTGAAACCCTCAACCACACCGTCAAATGCGTTACCTAAATCAGAACCAAACACGTTCGCTAAGTTGTCTACTACACCTAGCAGGTCGTCAAAGCCTGACACTACATCAGGTATGATTTCAAATATGTCAATCAGTGCCTGTTCTGACCCGTTGAGGTTGTCAGTAAGTCTACGTACCAGCACGTCAGTTTCGTCACTGAACGCTTCACCGATATTTGCACGCAGGGCAGTGAACGTGTTGCTTAAACGACCAACTGCTGATTCTTGCGTAGCGTATGCACGTGCCGCTTCGATTACCTGCGCGTTACCTGCTGCGTAGGCTTCGTTAGACTGATTGATAGCGTCACGCAGTGTGTCAACTTGTGAAGCAAGACCACCGAATACCTGTGCCGCTTCCTGACCGTCAATGCCGAACCTGCGTAGTACGTCTAACGTTACAGCACCTTCGTCACGCAAGTCAGAAAGACCCTGTACGAAGTTCAATATTACCTGTTCAGAACGTTCACCTAGACTGTCCTGAATTTCATCTGCTGTCATGCCCGTAATGTTGGCAAGTGCTTCAAGACTGTTACCACCTTCTGTAGCCGCACGTCTGATTGTCTGAGATAGACGACCAATGGCTGTACGTGACGCTTCTGCTTGTAGGCCAGTCACTGACAGTGCAGTACCTAATGCCGCAGCACCAGCAGACGACAGGTTAATATCACGTGTCGCGGTTACAATGTTACGTGTGAAGTTTACGATTTCACTTTCAGTAGTAGCGAAGTTGTTACCTAGCTGAACAACAGAAGACGCTAGGTTCTGAATCGACGGTACACCTTCACCAGTAGTTTGAAGTATGCGCGTTAGCAGGGTCGCAGCTTCATCACCAGCAATGTTAGTAGCAACACCTAACTGGTCTGCCGCAGCAACAAGGTTGAGAATATCAGCAGTGCTATCTACACCTAACTGACCTGCCACTTCTGCAAAGCGTAATAGTTCGCTGGTGGCTGTAGGTGTAACGTTTTTGGATAGGTCAATAATCTGGTCAGCAAGGTTCGTAACTTGGTCTGCTGCAAGCCCTGTTGTACGTTCGATATTAACCACGGCAGATTCTAACTTACCGTACTCTTGTACGTTACCTATCGCTGCCTGTGCTGCTGTCTGTGCTGCTATTAGAACAGTGTAAGCCTGTGCAAGCCTACGGGTAACAGAAGTCAATGCGTCAGTGGCACGGCTGGCCTTGTCCTTGTTTTCAATGTCAGCTTCGATTGCACGTCTGCTGGTCGTGACCTGCGACGATGTAAGTTGCATCTGCCTACGAAGGTTTGCTTCTGCACGAATGTACTGCCCGGTGGTTATGTTACCTTCGGCTTTTTCTTCATTGAGTCTGGTAAGTTCACGTTCGTACCGGGTTATGGTCGCAGCCAGTTCTTTATTCGCTGCTGCTTCCTGACGTGCCGATTCAACAGCTTCCCTACGTGCCCGGTTCTGTTCTTCAATCTTGTCTGTTAAGCGCTCTTGCGCTTCCGATTCAGCCTTGGCCTGATTCGCTGCCTTGCGTTGTTCTGTGACTCGCTCACGAAGATTAGCAACTTGTTCTTCATAGGTGCGGTTAAGTTTTTCTGCTTCGCCACGTGCCTGAACCAACTCTGTATTTAATCGCTCTTGTTCAGTAGCGAATGCACGCGTGTTAACACCTGCCTGACGAAGTGAACTGTCTATGTTGCGGTATTCACGTTCAGCCTGTCGCAAGTCACCCTGTAGTTGCTTGACGACCTGCTTCTGCCGATTCATTGCCGTGGTCTGATCTTCCGTAACGTCCTTTGACTTACGCACTTCTTCGCGAAGACTCTTATACTGAGTTTCGGCCTGTGCAACTTCCGTTTGCAGTTCGTCAATGCGGTTACTGGCCTGTTCAAAGCTGTTCAGTGATTCGCGTGTAATTTCTAGTTGTTCGACTTGCTTCTGTGCTTTTTCAGCAGTTCTACCAAGTCCTTGTACGTCTTCCGCAGCCTTTATCAAACGTTCGCTTGCAAGGTTTTCGGCTTCAATCCGTAAGTCAACAATATCCTGTGCCATAAGTGCCCCGGCTATATTTCAGATAAAAAAAAAGGGTTACTTATGATTGTAACCCTTTTTGATACCGTGACAATAGTAAATTACTGTTCTAGGCGTACCACAAAGTATTGTGATTCAGTAGAACCGTCTTTACTGTCGTCTGCTAGTACTTCGAATTCCATTGGTAGCGCACCAAAATCTTCTGTAATCAGTGATAGTGCTTGCGCTGGTGAAAATGAAATACGGTGGCACGTAACAGACACGGCTTTACCGTTATCAGCTTCGTTGAATCCATCGAAGAACATTTCATATTCAACCGCAGACTTGGTGATAGTTTCGATGTTGTACTGTGCCTTAGACTGGTACGTAATCAAAATTTCACTGTCATCAGGAATCGAACCATCCGGGTCAATAAAGATGCCGTTGTTACGAATCAAGTAGTCAGTACCAGCAACATAGGTTGTTACTGCACCTGAGTCGGTCACGGTAACCGCTTGGTCAAAGTCAGGTAAGAATTCAAACGGAATAAACATATCTGAATATGCTTGGTGTGACTCTGCGCTGATTGAAGCAGATTCAACGGTGTTTACCAACGCACGAAGTGCAACCGCAGCAATACGTGGGTTAATCGACAGTACGTTGATTGACGCTGTAACGTCTGTAATAGACGATTCAGACGCAATGTTACCACCACCGGGTTGTTGATAGTTACGTTGTGTTTGCTTTTCTTCGTTAATTGCGAATTGAAGCGTGTCTGCGTTCCCTACCTGAAAGAAGCCAGCAGTAGCACCACGCTCACGCAGGTACATACCACCACCACCACGGAAGGAACGGTTACGGGTTTTATTGGAAGTTGCCATTATTCACCGTCCTCTTTTACCAAGCCATGCGATTGCATAACCTTTTTCTGCCCAAGGGTGACTTTAACTTTGTCACCTTCCTTTTTGTCCTCACCAGCATGGGTGCAAGCCTTGATAAGCGTGACCTCTACTTCTTTAGGTGTGGAAATGTTTTTAGTTTCAGCCATTTTGGAAGTTCCTTAACTAGCTTCTGTCAACTCTACGGTAATAGTAGATACAGTCTTCGGGTACGGCAAGCCATTTCTGACCTTCCGGGGCTTCTGGCATTTCAGTTCCCAAATTACCACGCTGTAGACGTACCATATCACCAACGCTTAAAACGGGGTTGCGTCTTGAACCATCACGGTTAAACGACATAACGTTAGGCGCAAGAACCACACCTAAAGTGCTTTTTTCAACAGCCCCTTTCGATAGAACAATGCCACCACTAGAAGTAGCTTCATTGTCTACGACCCGTACAATAACGTTATCAGACATTGGTGTTATCTCACGCAACACTTGCATATCTTCTTCGGTTATCACTAAATCTTCTGGTTTAAATTTGACGCGGTGTGTCATTTTGGTTATCCCCAAACTTCGTTATAAGTAATAGTACCTTCGACAATCAGGAACGCGTAATCAAGCGTTTCCTGTGGAATGTCAAAGTTAACACGTGTAAGGGTTAAATTACTAGTCTTAACTGTTCCAATAGCCTTTTTTATATCACGTAGTAGTGATTCCATGCGCTTAGTTAAGTTCTCACGGTCTGCAATACCATCGAAACCTGCTTCTATCATAAAGCTACGCGTATTCTGTGACTCGTAAGGGTCGTGACGCTGATTGCGTTGCTGCATTGTAATTTCTTCTTTACCGGGTCGTGCGCCAACAGAAGGCCAGCTAAGACCATTGATACCACGTGCAATATCGTCAGCATAGTATACCAACCAACCTTCTACCCAACACGCATCGTTTTCATACCCGTTAGCTACGGTGATTTGCTTCAATGGTGTTTCTATCAGGTTCTGCCAAATATCTTCAAAGTTCTCAGGGGTTGTAACGTTAGGCATTTATAAAGTTCCTTGTAGTCGTCTTAAATCAGCAATGAATTCGTCTGCCATAAATCTAAAGGTTCTAGGTTGCACGTCTTCGCGAACGCTGGTGAACAACTGATTAATGCTACGCGAATGCAATACAGTTATCCCGTTCGGCTTGGTGCGTGCTTTACTAATTATACGTTGTAGCTTTCTACTCTTACCCGGTGTTGACGGTGATAGTGACCGTCTGAATACTTCAACTGCATCCCGGTTCTTCAACGCGATACCAGAAGCACCAGAACCGCGTAGGTTCGTCACTCTAAAAGCACGCTTGATAGTTCGGTAACCAGTGGTCTTATTTACAGCCACACGAACACCTGTGGACGTTTCTTGGTATGGGTAACGTGTTAGTAGGGTTTCACGTGTATTTGCCCGTATAATGGCTGACAAGTCGTTAGGGCTGGCACGTTTAGCAGTTTTCAGGTTACGCCTAACATAACTCTGCTGTAGATTCACAGTGCGTAGTATCTCAGACACTGATAAATCTTTAGCGAAGGTCACGGTCTTATTTATCGCAAGTGAAGCTGCACGATTTATGGTGGTGTCATTTGCCTTAATCTTATCAGCAAGCGCACCCATTTGATCGGGTGTAAATCGTGCCATAATTTAACGTCCTTGAACGGAAAAATACCACTTAGCTAACGTTTCCTCACGAATGCCGCCAACGTGCCACACATTACCTTCATCATCTAGGAATGTATCACGCTGCATAGGCTTACGGGGTAGTGCATCTTTTTCTACACTGGCAACTACTTCATAACCAAGAATGTTACCAATACCGTCTTTTACCGGGGTGTTTTTGTCGATGATAATTGGAACGTCTGCCAGTGGGTTAGCAGTATCATCGTACAGGGTGTAAGTGCAAGGCACGCCAAGAGTAGAGTTAACTACCCTTGCCGCTGCCTTAGCGATTTGCTTAAACGGCTGCAATGCCGTTCAACCGAACGTGTGCAAGCGTGTCACCGTTTGCACGTGCTTCTGTGAAAGCACCAATCAACGCATTAGCACCTGCACCGTCAGCAGTAGTTACTACAGTACCGTCGAAGTACGCAGCTTGACCTTCGGTTACAACGTCTGCTGTAGCCTTGGTGAATTCCCACTCACCTGTAAGCTGACCTTCAAATGATTCACCTTCGTCTGCGTCGATAGAAGGTACTACAAATAATGCGCCAATCATTAACGGTACGCCTGACACAACACCACCAGACGGTGCGGTGAAAGGTACGTTATTGGCAGGGTGTCGAACACAATTCTTAGCCATTTTCTTTGTCCTCAAATTAAGCTAGAAAAGGGGTAAGGCCGAAGCCTTACGCACCAGTTGATTTCGCAGTACCACGGAAGTCTTCGTAACCTGCACCGAAGTCGTGACGTGCAAGGATGGTAGTACCATCAATGTCAGTCGATTCAACGATTTCAGTATAAAGACCTTCGTTACCTGCCAAGTAAGCGTACTCAATAGCGCGAATCGCGTTAGAGAATCCGTAGAACGCTGTCGCGCCACCTGCAACCGCAGCAATACGTGGTTCAACAATCAAGTCCATGCTTTCGCGGAAGACGTTAACGTTGCTTGTTTGCTGCGCCATGATTAGACCGTTAAGAATCTGCTGTGCAGTAGTTTCTAGGTCTTCACCAACAGCCAGAACGTTGTACTGAACGTTCATAAAGTTACCGTCAAGTGTCTTCTGCTTACGACCTAGTTTACGTAGGTCTGATAGACCGTCAGTGCTTAGTGCCGTGGCAATGGTGTTGTTGTGTGACGAATGGTAAAGCGGTTGACCGTCAGACAGCTTGTGGTTTGCCGCTTTGTTACGAATGAAGTCATAGTTCAGGATAAGACCCCAAACAATATCAGACTCTAAACGTGACGCTGCACCACCGAACAATTGTGGGAAGCGTGAAAGTGCAGAAAGGTCGTCGTTAATCATCATCTGACGCGTGAAACCAATCTTACGCGCATAGGTTGATAGACGGTAGCTTTCTTTACTTTCTGAGAATTTACCGTATTGGTACTCACCATTTTCACCTAGTGGTAGTAGGTTAGGTGCGTCACCCATCTTATAGGTATTCTTCTCACGGAAGTCATTCACAGTAGTTCGACGTGCGATAGGTAAGAATGTACGTTGCGTTTCTTCATACGCCTGTAGCAATTCCTTGTTCATCACGTTTTCTAGGATTAACGGTAGGTCGCTGGTGGTCTGCAACGCACGTTTAGCGAAGTTCAAACCAGACATACCTAGTACGTCACGTTGCCCGTTCATCATCATGTAATGACGTGCAGCTTCCATCATCGGCATTTGCGCGAATGTGCGTGACTTATCATCAAGACCTGAGAAGTCACCAGTTACACGTGCACGAATCGCGTTAGCGAAGTCTTCACGCTTGGCTTCTGAATGGTCTTGACGCTGATCGTCAACCATCGGCACGTTAGGTGCGTTTTGTTGTGAACGCTGACCTAGTTCTTCGATTAACGTTCTGCGATACTCGTTGATATTAGTACCAGCAGTGAACGCACGTGTTGCGTGTTCAATATCGAATCCAGCATGACGTGCTGCGTCAATGTACTGATTAAGATTACTGCGAATCTCGTTTTCGTTTACCTGTGTAGGTGCAGGTGCAGGTGCTGCCGCTGGTGCAGGTGCATCTTGACCATTACCACGATTTTGTTCGCCACCATCAACTACTGCGCCACCTGCACCACCTTTAGGTGCACTAGCGTCTTGTTCAGGTGAACGTTTAACGTGCTTGTTTTTTCCGAAGCGCATTTCGTCTTCTCCCTCAATTATACAATCATAAGTTTGGTGCTGTTCACCCGAACGTACACCGTTAGTTGTTTCAAACGAAACAGGAACAATTGACAGTTCAGTAGGTGACCAATCAATTGCACGGTACACTGGAATACCATCTTCTTCACCTACGCGTTGCATACGGTGAATCTGGTAACCCAATGATACATGACGCAATACGCCAGAAGCGACCTTGCGAAATACTTTCATACTTTCTTCGTCGTCAGAAAACGTTACCGTACCGATAAGTTCACCGTTTTCAAAACGATAGTCAGAAGTAATGCCGAACACACCGTCAATACCTGCGTATGTTCTGTGACTGTCGATTACTGACAAGCCTTTGTTCAAACGTTCTAAACGTACAGCGTTAGCAGTAACTTCAAGTTCTTCGTAGTACGGGTCGTCAAACCAAGGTTTGCGCAATCCGCGTTCACCAGTAGTAAAGCATATCTCCACACTACGGTTTTCTTCGTCAACAGTATCAGGGCGCAATGCTGCGCGTGTCTGCATCATTGGCAGTGTTGCTTTCCGCACCTGATTGTTGCTTTCAGTTTTTTTCTTCATAACGTTAAGCCTTATAACCGTTACCCAAAATATAACAACAATTAGTCAGACACACAACGTTAGTCCTTACGATTCGCCCGAATATCCATTGCTGCCCGGATGAACGCTGCGACCACTGTGCCTAAAAACCCTAAATATACTGTTGCAAGTCCTAATCCTAAGTCATTACCTGTATTGGTTGCAAGGGTTAATAAATTTATTATGCGTTCGCACACCCACGCACAGTATACCAGTGCAGCTATAGGTATTACATTGAACTCTTGCAACGTTTTGGTAATTGGCTGTTGAAAGTATAGCCCGAACATTGCAGACCACACTTTAATTATCAGTTCCTTCACGTCTTAACACCTCATTGATAAGGTTGTACTGGCGAAGGTAGCACTGCTGCACACGACTAAACGTTGTTGCGTCAGCGTCAAGTATGTCTTTAACTGAATCGGTCTTAGCTTCAACAGGCATGAGGTCGTCAAAGCAGGGTATGAGTAGGTTTCTACTTATCGGGGGTAGTTTGTTCTGTGGTGTTTCTAACGTTGGGATTTCGGGGGTCACGTATGATCTGTCTGGTACGCTGGTACAGCCTATAAGCGTCATTACCAATGCCAACACACTCAGTTTGTACATACCTTATACCTTCCCTTACTTCGGCTTCTGCGGTGTTTGCTTCTGCAACCTGACGCGCCAAGTCTTTCGCTTGCTCAGATTGCTTCGCAATTTCCGCTTCATACTCACGCCTTATTGCAAGCAGTTCACGGTGGTAATCATCCACCGTCTGCCTAACGTCAGCTTGATACTTTGCAATTGCTTTGTCTTGACTTTCAGCATACTTAGCTGTTGCACGGTTAACACCTGCTTCAACACCTTGGTTGTAAGTGTACCATACCAACAGTAAAACGCCAGCAATCAAACCAAGTCGAATGTAAAGTTTAGGTATCATTTTTCACCAGTTGGTATATAGCAACTATTACGGGTATCATTACCACTGCAACAGTAAAAATCTTATGCCAGTTATCAGACCACCACTTACGCTGCTTTTCAGTGGTTTGCTTTTCCGTTTCAACTCGTAGCTTGAAGTTTTCAAGTTCTACAACACGCTTCCCTAACGTTCGAAAATCATTTTCACAACGACTGACGTGTGAACTAAGTGTTTCTTCCACATCGTCAATACGCTTGTTTGCAGTACGACTTTCAATTACCAATTCTTGCGTTGATAGAGCAAGACTACTTAAATGTTCATTAGTTGTCTTACTGTGTTCAACAAATTTAGTCAGTAAATCCGTAACACCCTTATCGGTGTGCGCTTGCTGTTGTTTTATCAACTCAACATCAGCAAACAGTCGCTTTTCTGCTATTGCGTCCACGTGTTCAGTTCCCATAGCCCTGCGCACACTCCCTATAACCCTAAAATACTACAGTAATAGTAATATCCTAACGTTACAAGTTCAACAAGTGTGCGCCAAATAAATAGTTAATTCTGTTCGTCAGAATCGTTATTTTCGGTACTACTTTCACCCGATTCACTACTGTTACCAGTGTTATTACTGCTTGCAGCGTCATTCTGGTCAAGTTGATTACCTGCTGCGCTAAATTTATCAGGTCTTATGTCGAATGGTAAATTACCCATTAGTTCATAAGCCGCAAGCCAGCTTTCAACTACCTTTTCAAGCTTCGTGCCAAATTTCTTCGCTGCAACCTGTGGTGTAGACAGTGCTGAACGTACTTTCATTACCTCAGTTTCAACTTCCTCTTTAGGATTAACTGTAGCACGTGGCGGGAAAACCCATTCAGTTTTTATGGTGGTGTTAGTGCCACGGTCAACTTGATACAAACCAAACAACTTAGCCATAATCTTGTTGAGTTGGGGTACTAACATGAACTGCTGAATACCATCAAGGTATCTGTTGAACTCAATCAGACCCATACGACCAGATGCGAAGTTAAACTTACTGTAATCGCCTGTAAGCTGCTGATAGTTCAAACCTGCACCTACAGCCATATCGCCCTTTAACTCTACTATGAACGCTTGTGAGTCGTCAGCACGTGGTGGTGTAATAACCTTGGCATTAGAACCTGACGGTACATATTCAATCATGCCCGGTTCAATCTTATCAATTACCGGGTTATCAGTCTTATTACCCATTGGGGTAGGTGCGTCTTCAATAAGCACAGCAAGGCACGCAGCGATTTGTTGCTGCATAACTTTAGCGTCTTGAAGGGTGTCATATCGGTCAAGGTGGGTAGCTATCTGTGCCAACCAAGAAATGCCTAAGTGTTGACCCGGACGCTCACGCCTGAACACGTGTAGAATCTCAGTATCTTTTCGGTAGAACTTAGTGTTACTTTTGCCACGCTGATTAGTACCTGACGGGTCTATGTCAATCCAGTAACCTTCAATTTGACCACCCTTATCATACTGTACACCGTTGATAACAAGCTTGTCGTCGGTGTTCTTGTCCTGTGTAGGGTCAAGGTAAGTTTGCTCAATTAACTGTAGCTGTAAAGGTACACGTAGGGCTGCATTGATATGGAAACGAACGAAGCACCCACCACTTTCAACAACAGTCGCAGCAAGTAACCATAAAAGACCTGACAGCGTGTTATGACCGTCAAAGTCACAGGCTGTAGAATTTGCCCAATCTTCGAAGTACTTTGTAAAATCTTCTGCTACGCGTGTGTTGGGGCTGGTAATGTCAGCACTGATACCCTGACCCACAATGTTACTTGCGTATATCATTTTAATACGTTGTGCAAGTGGGTTGTTGCGTACCAGTTCTTGACTTACACCTGACAGTCGTTTAGCGAACCGTCCTACCTCAGAACTAGCGTTAGTATTACGGTTTCTTAGATTACCTCTGCGTCTACCCGTAGTAGCTGCGTTATAATCGCGTACCGCGTCCATTGCCATACGCTTACGCATACGGTCTAGGCCAGCACTAGGGCTGAAATAACCTATTACACTGTCTAATACGTTCATATTAATTATACCCCGAACCTACTGTCACCATGCGTGTACCGCGTGGTTTGTTGCTTCCTTCAACGTCAGCTTCTGCGTCGATTATGGCCTGACGCAATTCTTTAGCACTGCCGTACTCCACCCACGTATTACCTTCACGAACGCGAAGTACGTTCTGTAGTAATCGCTTCTTAGCTTCCGCTATTTCAGCCTTAGTGAACGTAGCCATTGGTTACCCCCGTTTAATTGTTTAGCCAGTTACTGCGTCTACGCTTTCGCCTAGTAGGACTGGTGTTTTGTGTAGTATCGTTGGTACTGTTATCAGAGTCAACCGTAACAGCCCCTTCGAACATTGATTCTCTTAAATCCCAATCTTCATCACGCATACGGTCTATCTGTAACATTGTAGCACCTGCGCGTGCATAGTTACGACAGTCTAAGAAGTGGTTGTCCTTCCGGGTCTTTTCCCACGCAAACACTTCAAACCCTTTCTTGTTGGTAGTTATGACCTTTTGTTCTGCGGTAATTTGCTTGAAAAATTCTTCATCATACTCAGGGAAATGACAGTACCCGGAAGGGAAACGACCACCAGCTTTCAGCTTTTCTTCGGTAGGTTTCTTCAACGCCAACCAGCTATAAAACTGGTCTTTCAACACACCAGAACCAACATGCCACAACATAAGGCCACGTGAAATACGTTTACCCATATAGTCAATGTCTACTGGTGTTGGTGTACCTACACTACTGGTCAAACGACCTTCTTTGTCACCTTTCACAGCACGAACGCGTGGGTCACCATACTCACGCACCAGTGAGTAAACGGCATTGGTCTTATAGCCTGAGTCAACGTTGATAATCTCACAGGGCATATCAATACCCTTGTGGTTCTTGTATATCGTTGACCACAGTTCTTTAACCTGATCGCGAAAACCTTCTTCCTCAATATCACCAGCAAGATAACCTTTGTCTACTGACCAACTTATACGTCTGCGACCATAGGCCACCACTTCGTAGTACACGCCAGCTTTTTGAACGTCCATGCCCATAGTGAGCATAAGGCCACCTTCGGGTACAACACCAATCTTGTAGTTTTCACGTCTTTCATAAACGTCTTCCCACTCAGGCTGTTCACCTTGCTCTTTCCATGTACGTGCCATACGCGTGTTGTAGAAAGCTTTAAGCAGGTTGTTATCACCTATTGCGTCAACAAACTCATTCGCTAACGTTACGATTGGTGTAAATGGGCTGGCAAGACTGGTCACCTTGTACGACAAATGACGCTTAACATGAGGACGTTTAGCCTTGTAGAAACCTTTATCTATTGATTGTATGCGGTCACCCTCAGACCACTTATGACCACATTCAGAACACGCAATGTAGGCTTCATCTGGTAGGTACTCACCAGAATCTTTATCTACTGGAATTACAACATCATCCCACGACAATTCCTTAGAATGGTCACACTTAGGGCACGGTTGGTGATATGTATGCTGTGAGCCAGATAAGTATTCTTTTTCAATACGTGAACGACCCTGTGTTGTAGGTGAACACGCAGTGATTTTCTTGGCACGTCTGCCGAACGTTGTAGCACGACCCCAACCTACCGCAATAGGGTCACCCTCACCACCAGAACCACCGTCACCAGAACCAACGTTGGCAGGGTACTTATCACATTCGTCAAACAGCATGATACGACAGGCACGCATTGCCAAGTCGTCAGGGTTACGTGCAGATACAATGGATAGCTGACCACCGGGGTACTGCTTTTGCAGTATCGTATTACCTTGGTCACGCCTGTTATGCGACATTAGTTCTTTAATTTCGGTTATCGCGTTGGCTGACTTGCTGAAACGTTCCTTCGACCATGCTTCTGCAATTTCCTTCTTAGGTGCAACGTACATGATTGGTGAAGGTTCTTGGTGTATGAAGTATAAGGCTGTGTTCAGCATCAGTTCGGTTTTCAATAACTGGATGCAAGACATTACCGTTATTTCTTGAACGTCCGGGTTGCTTATGGCAAGCATTGGGTCACGTGCAGGTGGTACACGGTCTGTTTTCCATTGACCCGGTTCAGCACTGTTATCTGGCAACTTACGATACGTGTCAGCCCATTCTACCAAGTTCATCTTAGGTGGTGGTTTGAACTCAGTACTGAAAATGTTGTTCAAGTATTCTTCGATACTTTGCTTCGCAACGTCACACGTCTGCAAAATATCAATATCGTTAATCGACTTCTGTACACCCATTTGATTAATTCACTTTACTGTTGTTAGTTTTCACATCACTAAACTGTTGTTCATTTTAACTGCTCATAATCGTTGTATAGTTCAACGAAGTTCAGTACACGTGCCACCTTGGTCACGTCACGGTGTATGTTACTAATGTCAAACCCTGTGTACGCTGCAATATCAGCCACAATAATTCCTTGTACAAAATACATGGGTAAGTACTTTTTCACACGCTTGCTGCGAAAGCCAATTAATCTGATCACAATGTCAAGCTGCTGCGGTGACAGCTTGCCACGAAAACGGTCACCCCCTGACATAGTTATTCATCACCTTCATATTTGTGCTGGTACTCAACCAACGATTTCAGTACGTCTTCAATTTCAACGTCTAATTTCTTAGCAATGTAATCGTCGTCTTTATGTGCCAGCAATCCCGGTAGTCGAGATTTCCATGACATTAACGTTGCGCGAACATGACCTGCTGCACTGGCAAAATTGACCATAAGGTCTTCAATGTTGGCAAGCAATTTCTGTTCGTTCGCAAGTAGCAGTTCTTCCCGTAGCGCTTTAGCAACTTTCAACCTGCGGTCAGCTTCACGTGCTTCTATCGCATCGTCTAGCTGCGGTTTCGTTGCTTCAAATATCTCAGATACTTCTTCCATATCCTGTTGATACTTCCAACGCATAACAGTACCTGAGTCGTACAGGAATTTACCCCTACCACGTGGGTCAGGTAAGCAAGGACAACCAGCGTCACGCCAAGCTGCTAACGTTGCGGTTTCAATACCCAACAGTTCTGCCAGTTCAGCACCACCGATTAGCTTACCCTTCTTCTTACCAAACTGATTGGTTTTACTCTGAATTTCACGCTGTAGCCCACCAGCTAATTGTTCAGCAGTTGGTTTTTTTTCAGGCCGCATCTTAGGGGGCATAGGATTCCTTTTTGCCAGCTATTACTAACGTTATAGGGGGTACTATAGCGTACCTAGCAGACCCTGACAATACTAACGGTCACATTATTGACAAGAGCATTACAAGGGTCTACAGTAGAATATTTTTCTGAGTCTGTGCGCACCGCGATTCCGCGTCCCCCCACGCTGAAAGGTGATTTTGAAGAACCTACATAGGGGCACACCCCCTGCGAACGTGCCGCACCGCACAGCACACGCACGCACAGCACGACTTCTACACCCTTGTAATAGTAATACACTGCTAGACTATTCGAACGCTTAGAACGTCATACAGTGCGCAGAATAGCACATGCACATTCAGCACCGCGAACCACTGCGAACGCACCACACCAACCAACCCGAACGAACCGACCTGAACGCACCAGCACGCACGCCACCAGCACCAGCACAGACCCACTACAGACCGCACCCTGTAAGCGTTCGCCCATATTCCACACTGGCAACCGTGACCCTGTGCACCAGACGCAAAAAGGCCGCGACCCGGTGAGGAATCGCAGCCAAAAAAAAAAAAGGCCACCTGTTACAGTGACCTTTTGCTTATGTACTTACTTACTTAATTCTTTCATATATAGAACGTGCTGAACGCGTCTGTGTGGGCTTTTCTCGCTTGCTGAATACCAGAACAGCATATACAACTAAAATGATGATACCAAGCGCAGGGTGAGCCACAAACAGCACACAGCCTATAATAAATATCTCACCACCCATTAGTTCACCCAATACTTTACATTTTTAGCCGTGAACCAAGTACTTGCAGCGTTGCCGTAACAGGTCTCATACAGTCTGTAATAGCGACCATTAAACCAGACCTTTTTAGAGGTCGTTATCTTTGCACCGTAACCGCTTGCAGTTTGTTGAAGCCCTGACACTTGCCAGTCAAGAGGGGCTTCTATTGCGTGCGTATCGTCGCACACGTGTTCGCCGTGTTCATTTCTGACAGACACACCCAACCATTTACCCTGTAGTTCGTTATACCACATAGCACAGCCCCTTATGATAGTTGTACAGTACAGCTTTTGCCGTGCGCTACTGCGTCACGCTTCAAGCCACTTATAATGTGAGAATTAACAAGATTACGGTTTTCACGCGCAAAATACTTGTCGCAAATATTCTGTTCTTCGAGAATTTCGAACACACGCTGTTCATGGTAGTTACCATAGCCGTATTGCAGGGGTACAGAAAAATACACCTCGTTTTTACAGCCACGGTTCACAATAACCACACTTGACCAATAGCTATTACCGTTCACTTTATCGAACCATTCGCGTGAGTCGATAAGGATAGACTTAACACTGGTGTTCTTGCGAAAAAATTTAGGACGAATGTTCATAATTAAGCACCTTCTACTTGCTGTAAAATTTCCAAATATTCGCGAACCTGTGCGAACGACTCAAAACGCATACCGTGAAATAAAATCATTTTTGAAACCTCGTTAAGTAAGTACACTATTATAATAGTCTAACAGTCAGACTATTGCAAGGGTTTTTTTAAATTATTTTGTGCTTTTTAAAAAGCTTGAACGTCTGCGCGGTTACGGTGGTGAACCAAGTTTCCAAAACTGCGTCTATTGCTTCGTCGGTTGGGTCTGGTGCAATCATTTCAAGTTCGACAGCTTTGTTCCAAATGTCGAAGTTTTGGAAGTCGATATTGAACACAGTTGGCAACCCTGCAACCCATTCAGCAAAGCAAAGCTGATGATTAAACTTGTGTTGCTTAACTGCAAACTTGCCGTACTCATTCATGTACGTTTCTTTCAAGAACGTCAGCTTTTCAACGTCTGACATAGTGTGTTCACCTACGTATGGCGTAGGGTCGATTGCTTCAAGGATGTAAGCTTGCATTTTTTCGTTGTTCATTTCTGAAACCTCATTAAGTAAGTACACTGTTATAATAGTCTACCACACAGACTATTGCAAGGGTTTTTTTTTTACAAATTGCCAAATCTTTTTAGGCACGCACGTTTTGCTTCAATCCTAGCCTTAAAACGTTCTGTAACTTCCTTACTATTACCACCGTGTGCAATGTTCAAGGACAAGCCATTAGTGCCAACGTAGCGCGACTTCACACCACCACCACACGTCACCCATTGCCCACACTGCAAAACGATTTCACCGCTGCGCAATTTGTCCTCAATACCCCAAATTTCTACAGTCTTCTGAAACTGTGCCATAATTTAAACCTCGTACAGTATTATAACGGTATGAGTTGAGCGTACAACTTAGCAGGTTCTTATGTATACTCCCCACTTCCGAGAATCCAACTCCCTAGCGTATAGCGTCTGAAGGTATCAAAAGTGACTTGTTCTGCTCAACTCTTGGTAACCATTATAATAGTACTGTTGCAATAGTCAACACTAAATCTAAAAAAAGTTGAAAATAATTGCGCAACCCTTGCCACACGTGGCCTGTAGCCATGCCCTATTCTAAGTCATTGATTCATAACGAAATAACCTGGAAGCCTTACCACACGCGGCCTGTACGGGGTTACGCATAACCTAAAATGCTAAGTTATTGATTTTATTAGATTTTTACTTTTTGAAGTCATGTTGTGATATATAACTGACCAGCACCAGTTTTTTGTACATGCTCACTTTAATAGGAAGGTCTGAAAACCCCTAGAATTTTGCAGACTATTACAATACTGTCCTAAAATTGAAGCTTTTGTCCTATTTATTTTAGGCCAGCTACAGCCCTTGCCACACGTGGTCTACAGACGATGCGCCAACTTTGCTGTCCTATGTTTTAAAACGCATTTTAGGCCACCCCTGCAACAGTAACCAGACCAGTAACCACGCGGCTTTCAGCATATCAACCAACTTTGCTGTCCTATAATTTTGCCATATACCCCAACAGGTGCTGCGGAAATTTTTTAAAGCTTCGTATATTTACTTCTTTTTTCTCTACCTATTTAAAAAAGTATAAAATAATAGGACAGCTAAACAGTTGGTTTGGCCACAGGCCGCGTGGTTATTGACTTCGTTACTGTTACAACACTGTCCCATTATTGATTTTAAAAGTAGGACACTTATGAGTCATAATTGTGACAAACACCAGTACTGGCGTGGGCTGTAGCTGGCCTAAAATTGAATCTCAAAAACAGGACAAAATAGGAAATTACAGGACACCCCTACAACAGTGTATACCGTTACAACACTCTGATACCGTTACAACACTCTGATACTATTACAATACTCTACACTGTTACAACAGTATGCAAATGAATGTTACAGATGCCCAACCAAGTGCGGATTACTAAGGCCGGGTCGCAACACCCACGACACCCCACGACCCCCAATTAATGCCTATAAAGTACATAAAGCCTATAATCCACCAGCCTAACGTTACACACGATTATTTACCTGTAGCAGATATTTGAGTAATGCCGGGGGTATACAATTTTCATCATGTACACAATTTTTCATATAGGTGGGGGTATGAATCACACCGGGGGTATGAATTTCAATGCTGGTGGGGGGTATTTATTTTAGGTGGGGGTATTGACTATTGCAGTAGTATGACTATTATAGGGGTATCTCAACAGCAACTGGTGAAATATCATGCCAAAAATTAAACGTCCTAGTTGGGCAACACACATTGTATCTGCAATGACCCCAACGTCTAACCATCCTGACCGTGCTACACGTAAGAACTACTGGTACGTAGATACGGGGGTAGAAATAAAACTGCAACGCTCTGACGACATAACCAAGAGCCATTACCCACCTGTCATAGTTACAGTCGATTCGAAAGGCTCACTAAACTGGTGGCGCAAGAACATTCGTGTAGAGCGCGAATTAGAACCGCTTGCCTTTATTGCACAGCTTGACGCTGATAACGATGCGATAGATAACCTCAAAACGTTAGACGAACTGTTGGAAATTAGCGCAGAGGAAGCGTTACAATGGCTGACAGACCACCGTGATAACGTTGCTATTGTGCCCCGTAAGCTTAACAAGCGGTTGCGTGACGCATACAATGATTCTATTGAAGCGTTCCATGATGGTGAGGAAGAAGACGGATGCCCTGACGATCAGTGGCACGCAATGTTAGAGGAATGGGAACATGGCAAGGCACAATCGTAGGCAAGATGATAAGCGCGAAGAAAGGTGGGGTGTTGTAGCAATGTTCATAGCTGCAATCATGGTAGTAATGATTATCGACGCTCTATCTAAGTAAGTTTACAGGTGTTGGCAAAAAGGTTTTATTTAAAGCTAATGATTAGCGCTGAAAGCATGATTCAGTATCGTTGTGAAACGGGTAGATATGCTGAACACTTAACTAGGCCAGAATTAACCAGCCAGTCAGCACCTTTTTTATCATAGGTGACAGGATGAAACGACTAACCCACATTCAAGTTGTAGGCACGTTCAGGAACACGAACACAGGTGACCAATATCAGGTCAAGACCGGGCAAACACAGAAGAAAGGTGAAGACGTTTTATTCTTCATTCGTAACGGCACACGCCAATACATTTCCATTAACGAATTCACAGCAATATGGGAACGAGTATGAAAGCTATCTACACTGGTGATACGCACGAACTGCTGAAAGGTCAGACGTGCCTAATCCAAACCATCGACAACGATAAGGGTACGTTCGGGGTACAGTTCGACAACCGGGCACTTGGTAAGTGGGCACATGGCGTGCACTTTATATCGCAGCTAGACTTTTCTGTAACAGACGTGCACAGTTGGTTCGGCCTGAGTTACGCCACTTGGTTGACCATCCCACGCGTGCTACTTGAACAAATGCCTACAGACTGGCAGCTACAGTTTACGCACCTACTTGAACAGTATGAAAATACATTTCCTGAACGTCCACCTATGGGTACACAGGTACGCGTGACTGACCTTCGAAACAAGCTAGTACCTACGCCTAAATGGGTCACTAATTATCGCCACCCTGACCAGAAGTTCATAGATGGGATGAAAGGCCATGAGTAATCAACCAAGTCAAACACGTTACGTGCACGCACTGCTACAAGGGGGTGAATCACAACTAAAGATAGACCTGTTACTGTCGCTTACCAGCATACGCAGTGACAACGTTAAGCGTGCCCTAGTTGCCCACTATGTTAATGGGTCACCTACGGCAAACTGTGAACTGGTGTACGACCTGTCACAGCAAGAGTTTCACCGTGCCAAACGTAGACTAAAAGAAGTCTATGAAACGGTACAACAGTTAAATGATGTTAAATGAGGAAACAGTTAAATGATTTTTACTGACTACTATCAGAACCTAATGTCACGTGTTCACAGCCATAACGTTAATGTGGGCTGGTGGGATAACACTGACAAGTGGATTCACATGACTAAGCTAATGCTCACTGTTAGCGAAGTAGCAGAAGCTATGGAAGGTGACCGTAAAGACCTGATGGACGACAAACTACCCCACCGTAAAATGCTGGAAGTAGAACTTGCTGACGCGCTAATCAGAACGGTTGACCTGATGGGTTATCACAAGACTACTGTGATTGCTAATCTGCACGAAGTCGTTGCGCAGAACAAGCGTCTGATGGAAGAAAACAAGCCACCTGTACCTGTCATGTTGTTCCAAATCATCGACGACATTGTTATGTGGGGCAGGGGTGTTCATAACGGTGACCTTGTGATTGCCACCATTCACGCAATAGGCGATTACTTAGGTCTTGACCTGCAAACCGCAACACGTGAGAAGATGGAATTCAACGCCACACGTGCAGACCATAAGCGTGAGAACCGCGCCAAGGAAAACGGGAAGTCGTACTAATGAACATGAAGTATTTTGACTACGAACACCTGCCTGAAAAGCTGCAAAAGGTCAGTAAACCTATCGGTGACGTTGCACGCCAGATGAACGATACACTACCTGACAGTGCAGAAAAAACGGCAGGTCTGCGCAAACTATTAGAAGCGAAAGACTGTCTGGTACGTGCCGCCCTAGACTAAAATAAAAATGGGTCTTGACCACTTGTTTGTTTGTGACTATTATAATAGCTCACTTACAGCAAACAGGGGTCTTGACCTATGCACGCAACACCACTCCAATTCGTCACCAGTCTTGAAAACCAGACCGGGTTCGACGTGGCACTTTTCGTTAACACACACGAATACGCTCTTACCTTTGAAACACGCACTGCCACTGGTATTAAAATCGGTTGCCAGTTAAAGCTTCGCGAACGTGAATGGCGTGACGCACCTATGCGTCTTGACTACTACGTCAACATTGCAAAGCGTGAAATGGCTCACGCACTAGACCAACACCTTCAACGTCTGGAACGTCAGAAAACCCTACTAAACATGCCTATCGGGGGTGTTGACAATGGATAACATACGCAAAATCAGAACGGTGCTGGCTGTCGTATCACGTTCAGAAGTTAAGGCCATACTGCACGACGACAAGGTTGACTTCGTGTTTCGCAGAACTGCGGCAGTAGTTGCCACCGATGTACGTGTACGTGTCGAGGTAGAACACAGCTTCACCTATGAACAGATTGATTCTTGGCCTAACACTAACCGCACAGCCAATCTAGGTAGAACCGTATGTTCTGAACTTGACCAGAAGGTGAAAGAACAAGAGGAAGGTAAAAACGAATCCACCTGCTGCGAATACGCACTGAATAGCAGGGGCTGGAATCACAACGGTCAGTGCCCTAACTACGTGGTTAAGTACTAATGAAACCACGCGCACGCTACATACCGAAACTAAACCAATGGGTCGTGTATTCTGGCTCATTCCACCAGCCTTACGGTGTGGCTTACACACTTGAACAGGCATATAAATACTACCTACAGGCTAAACATGGCAGCTACTTTTAACTGTAAATGCGGTGAGCGTAAGAAACCTATCGCAGAACGTAACTGGACGGTGACACAGTATAAATGCCACCACTCTGCATTTAACGGCTACAGATATACCCCTAGTGACTATTCAACCGTGGTGTGCAATAACCTATTGTGCCACGGCTGCGGAAGAACTAAGGCAAAGTTTGTAGATGAATTAGTAAGACTAGGAAAGGTGAAATAATGGCACGTGAATTTTTTAAAGAATGGAATCCGCAGGGCGCAAGTTTGGCACTGGTACGTACTGCGAACAACATCATACGCGAATACTCTGCGCAAGGTTATGTTCTAACGTTACGACAGCTTTACTATCAGTTCGTAGCACGTGACTTGATTGATAACAGTGAGCGCAGCTACAAGAACCTTGGTAACATCGTCAGCAAGGCACGCATGGCTGGTATGATGGATTGGCAAGCAATCGAAGACCGTAACCGTGAGTACCACAAACCTTACGTCAACGAAGACGACGATAAGATTATTGAAGGTGTTGCGGATATGATCGCATTCGACTACTAGAAGTCACAGGATTACTACGTAGAAGTGTGGGTTGAAAAAGAAGCACTTGGTAACGTTATAGAGAAAGCCTGTTATCCGTATGGCGTACCTCACATGGCATGTAAGGGGTATCTGTCAGCGTCAGAAGCCTATCGTGCTGGTAAGCGTATGAAGCGTGCCTTACACCGGGGGCAACAGCCTATAATGATACATTTGGGTGACCATGACCCTAGCGGTCTTGATATGACACGTGACAACGAAGACCGTCTGCAAATGTTCAGTGAAAGCTATAACGTTGACGTTCGACGTATTGCCCTGAACATGAACCAAATCGACCAGTATGCGCCACCACCTAACCCTGCGAAAGTAACTGACAGTCGTGCTAAAGAGTATATCCGCAAGCATGGTCGTGTGTCGTGGGAACTTGACGCACTAGAACCTAACGTTCTGGTAAACCTTATACGTGACGAACTAGGCAAGCTGGTGGACGACGACAAATGGGATAAGGTACGTGACGCTGAACGTGAGAAGCAGAAGGTACTTAAATCACTATCTGACAAGTGGCCTACCATCCGCAGAATGTTAGAAGACGAAGAAATTTAAAAAAAGTATTTGACTATTGTAATAGTACCGTTATAATAGTCTTACATTCACTGATAAAGAGTAACTAAACATGAAATCTAAATCACTTTCTACAGCTTACAAAAATGAAAAAGACGAACTAGGTATTGCGGTTCAGAAGACATACTTCGTGAAGCTTGCAGCAGGTTCGCTTTACGTTGAAGAAGGTTACAACCTACGTGACCTTGACCCTGAGCATGTAGCGTCTATCGCTAACGCCTATGAAGCTGGTAAGTACGTTCCAGCAGTGGTAGTTAAACCAACGCCACAAGGTCTTAAAATCATTGACGGTCACCACCGTTTCGCTGCTGCACAACAGGCCAACGTTGAAGCAGTTGAGGTTAAGAACTTCGTAGGTGACGAAGCTGACGAAGTATAATTTATGATTACTTCCTCACAAGGCCGCAACCTTACGCCTATCGAACGTGCTAAGGGTTACCAGCGTCTTATCGGTCAGGGTCTTACTCAGAAAGAAATCGTCAAGCGTACTGGTCGCAGTGCGTCAGACGTTAAGAATCACCTAACGTTACTAACTGCCAGCCCTAAAGTGCAGAAAGCAGTACAGGACGGTCAAGCTGGTTTCGCTGCGGTAGTCGAAGAACTTAATCGTGGTGGTTTCGAAGCGGAAGCCAAGATTGAAGAAAAGATTGACAAGGGTGAAAAGGTAACACGCACCAGCCTTAAAAAGTGGAGCAACAAGGACGCTGGCAAGGTTATGGAATTGCTATGCGAGTATGAAGAACGTCTTAAAGACGTAGAACTACCAGAAGAATTCTGGTCACTATTAGAAAAATATAAAGAGGTTTAAGCCAATGCCAAAGGTTAATTTTGTAAAAGCTGCGCGTAAAGATAACCCTGCCGTTAAGAAGGGTGAGTCATACTACTGGTGGGCATTCAGATACGGGGGTAAGCACTACAGCAAGACCCCACCTAAACCAAGTCAGTTAACACAGTCTGAGTTTCTATCACGTTACTATGAACTGAGTGAAATTGACTTCGCTGACAACCTTGAAGACCTGAGTACTCAACGCGACGAAATGGTAGAGACTCTTGAAGAACTTCAAGAAATGGCAGAAGAAAGCCTTGAAAACATGCCAGAAGCGCTACGTGAAGGTGACACAGGCCAAATGCTTCAAGAGCGTATTGACGGTTGCGAAGAATGGAAAGGTGAACTTGAAAACCTAGAATTCGAACGCGAAGAAGAAGAAGATGAAGACGATGCTGTTAACCGTCTGATTCAGGAAATGGAAGGTTCTGATCCGGGTATGAGTTAATGAACACATTTAACGTAAGCTTTTATTCAAATGTACCGGGGGTAACACCTGAGAAAGTATGCCGCACAATGACGGTACGTGTAGACGGTAATACGCTGCACGTATCGGAAGCGGTAGAAGCAATCAACACTATGTTGAAAGTGCTACCCGGTAAAACAGTTGGGATAGAGGAAAGTGACATTGTTGAAATATCACTTGTAACCTACCCGTTCGAATTAACAGGGGGTGAACATGATGAAAGGCCACACCCTTTATATGAAATGGTCTGCAAGTTTGGCCTGATTGGTTTATTCATCGTGCTTGCAGCAGTTATAGCCAAGGAAATGTTCTAATGGAAACAGCTAGAATAATCGGTGCTGGTGCACCTAAACCTGACGGTAAGAATTGTCGTGTGGCCTACCCTGATGGTCATGTTAGTGCGCGATTAACACCTGCACAGGCACGCAAGCGTATACAGTCGTTTCGTAGCCAGTACCTTACGCAGTGTGTTAACTATGCGCTTATGGGTATCACTCAGTTACCAGCACCTATGAGGTTACCTGCCGATGAATAAGCAATACACTTGTGGGTCATGCCCTAATATGCGTGTAGGTGGTACGCCACGTATGCCTATACCTCACTGCGTCAGCACCGACCAGATAGTACCACATGAATATGACGGTATTAACTTTCGCTTCTGGCGCATACCGACCACTTGCCCATTAGATAATGACAATCTGGTCAAGTCAGAAGAAATGGCTGCTGAAAAGCACCACGTTATTAAAACCAAGTCTGAGGTGCAATGGGCATGAAGATGAAACACGTAAAGTCCACTAAGGGCACTCACGTCTACGCTAACGATAACGACAACGCAGCACTGTCTACGGTGTATATCAAGCGTCAGGCATTACCTAACCCACCACCTAAAGAAATCGACGTTAACATTGTCGCTGGTGGTGTAAGCATTGGAATGGTGATTGAAAATGTTTAAGCAAAAAGTTGAAGTTAATCATAATGGCAAGTGGCACACGGTTACACCTGTCGAAGTTGAAGGTAAAGGTCTTGACCACGTGAACCAGATATACTTTAAAATGTCTGACCTAAATACACCGTCACCTGCACCTGCGTCACCTGCACCTTATGGCATGGTTCGCCCTGTTAATTTAATGATGGTGGAAGCTGACAGCCCTAACGTTAAAATATCAAAGATTACCTATGGTGTTCTTGACAATGACGGTGACCTTGTTGACCTTTGCCCGGACGAAGAAGAACTTGAAAGAAGGTACGAACAGTTATACACGAAAACTGATGGTTACCATTTAGTTGAAATAACTAAGATATAGTATTACACTGGTAATGCTGTGAGAGTGACCGGGGGCAAGGAAGCCCCCTTTCTTTTACGCGTCATTTACTGCCGGGAACTGCACCACATTCAATCCGCTGAACCCATATTCTCTGTCACCATCAACACGCTTTCTACCCTGTCTTATAGGTAAATCACTAGCATTAAGTAGTCGAGTTAACTTGTTCTGCGATAGTGGGTTTCCCACCTTACGCTGTCTACACCATAGCAAGTAAGTATCGTACAAACGGTCTGTACTAACGAACGCATTTGCATCAACGACACACACGTTGTCAATGAACCTAGCGATAGGGTTCATTTCTTCCTTGATATTCTCACGCTCTGCAATGCCTGTAGGTGCTTCTGTAAAGCGACCATTTGCACGCAGCCTACGTAACCCTTCAAGTGCCCACTGTGCTACGCCTGAAACCTCATTCAGCAGTTTCTTTTTCAGGCCGAAGTTCTCACGACCTGCAAACGAAGTTCTGAACGGGAACACCAGCATACGATTTACCAGTGCACCACTAGCGTCAATGAACTCAGGCATGTTGTTAGTACTCAACACGAAGCGTGTCTTAAATACAGTGTTTTCACTACCCTTGTACATTACGTGATAACCCAACGGGTCGTTACCAGTGATTGCCTTGAAGTTAGACAGTACATCGTCACGCTTACTAGAATGAATGCTGTGCGCGTCAGGTATCAACGCAACACTGGCTGTCACCATACCTGCTAGTGTACTGTCACTGGTTAGTTTCGACAGAGAAGGTGCAGCAATGTTAGCCGTACCTACAACGTTACGAAGCATTTCAGTAACCGTACCCTTACCAGCACGTGACTTACCTATGAACAGTGCGAACTTTTCAAAGCTGTTGTCACTAGCCATACAGTACCCGAACCATTCTTGTAGCTGTGTAATCAACACTTCGTCATGCTGGAATATTTCAGCCAGCGTTTCTAGCCACATAGGGCAGTTCGCACCGGGTTCATAGTCGTATTCCAGTTCGTTGAAGCAGAAGAAGTTAGGTGTATGGTCAACCATGACAGCCTTGTTCTCAGATAGGTCAACCAAGCCGTTGTTAAAGCACACAACGTTGTCAGTTGGCTTACCGTCAGACAGCCATATACCGTTTTCAACACGACTAACGTTACACAGGTCACACAGTGAATTAAGAACACCACGTACCAACGTGTCAGACGGTTTGAACTTGGCAAGCATACGCTGGATTTTGGCCTTGATAACATCGTCACTAATGACAGACCAAGACTTACCGCTGTATTCGTAGAATATCTTGTTGCAGCGAATGATGTTAGTACCGTCATACAGCATAGCGTCGAAGCACTGCGCTAATTCATAGTGAGCAGACTTAGCGGTCATAAGAGGCCAGTTAGTTTCGCCCACGTCTTTAGGCCACCTGTCACCTGTACGTACAATGTCAATGACTTTACGCTTAGGGGCAGGGGGTATTTCAGGTGCGTCAATGAAAGCTGCCTGTGCGGTTCTACAGCCCGGTTCATTGCGTGCGTACTTATAAGCACGTTCAATGATAGCGTCAAAGCTGCCACGTTCAGATTCTGACCACGGTGGAATACAACGGGGGTTGTAGTGTTCCCACGCTAAGTCCTGTGCAACTTCCAACGGCAAACCGTGGTCGTGTGCGTAGCTGGTCACCCTGATTAATGTTGCAGACCCTGAACCTTCAATCGCTGGTTCTGCGTGTTCAGTCAGGAACTTCACATACTTGTCACGGTAAAGCTGATTGTCTTCAAAACCAGTACCATTACCAAGTGATTCACGACTGTCACACCACTTACGATAATCAAGCTGCTGCTGTTCAGTAAGTACGAAACAGTTAATCAGTTCCTGTTTTGTATACTTACGACCAATAGCATTAACCTTGACCAACGAATATACTTTAGGGTGTTGGGGGTCTTTGAGGTGAAGCGTACCGGGTAGGCGAACAACACGTGCAGGGTCAATTACCTGTAGGTCTGTTTGGCAAGACATAGCAATTTGACGCTGTACGTACATGAATTCGTCAACTTCAATATCGTCCACCAGCCAGAAAGCGTGACCGTGCGTGTCGTCACGTTTGGTAACGAAATGTGGTGGTACAGGCCAGTTAGGTTCAACCTGATTGTCGAAGTCAGCAAAGCACGCTCTGATTTTTGTAATGTTGTGAGTTTCGCGACCTTTGCGATCTGTTTCGTTAAGACATACGTATACCCCCTGTAAATTTGCTTCTGCGCGTTCAATAGTTGGCTTGGCTTGCTTTAGACTTCCTGCGAAATCTCTTGCCAAGTCGCGTCTTTTACTGCCGTCCTTCGGGTCGTAAAATAACTGAAAATGACATACTGCGTCCTTACTTCCAGTCAATTGTTCAACGAAGGCAACAGCGTGTTCTTCAAAATACTGCGCCATATTGAACCTACGAATTTAATTTGAACTTCCCGAATACAGCCTGTGCCTGTGCTAGTGGTTCATATCCTATGTTGGGTGATTGGGTACGTAAGTACTGTCGTAACGTTGTAACAGTAAGACCAGATGCCAATGCAACCTTATTAAATCCGTGTACGTCTACCAGTTCGCGAAAACTGTGCTGTCGCTTCTTCATTGCAATTATGCGGTCTGTAGATTTATAGCGCTCTACTTCCCGTAGTATTTTCTTTTCCGTAATCATTATGACTTCAACCAGTTTATGAAATGGTTTATTACGTGCCTTAAATCGTCACCAGACGTTGCGAATCCACCAAAGCCACCCTTACCCCTTACGAATTGTAAAAAACGTTCCTGTGCTGCTTCACGCGATTTAGGGGGGTATGTTTCACGAACTTTAAAGCCCGGTGGTTTAACTTCGATAGCGGTGAAGATTCCAACCTTCTTACCTACCATTTCAGGGGTTATCACTACCTCAGTTATGCCTATCAAGTCAGACGATTTTGATTGGTCGTTAACACGTTTGGAAATGTTACCAAGACCAAAGCGTACAGTGCGCCCTTCGCTGTCTTTCAAAGCACCTGAGTTGTTCCTTAGTAGCCTACAGTTACAGGACGGTGCAGCTAATTCTACATCGTCCTGTGCTACCTGTTCAGGGGTAGCCATACTGATTAACGGGTGAAGTCTGGTTCAGCGTAGCCAGAATCAATCATCTGCTGATCTGTATAGCTTGCCGCAACCAATTGTTCGTATGTGTATGGGCTGTCAGCTTTCATTCGCACTGTGCCAGTTGCAGGTGCTGCCGCTGGTGCAGGTGCTGCCGCTGGTGCAGGTGCTGCCGCTGGTGCAGGTGCTGCCGCTGGTGCAGGTGCTGCCGCTGGTGCAGGTGCTGCCGCTGGTGCAGGTGCTGCCGCTGGTGCAGGTGCTGCCGCTGGT